TTAAGCAGACCGTTTTTTATGGTTAGACCAAATGGCGTAATCTATTGCAACAAGCCTTTCTTCATCATTTTCTTCATCTTTCATTAGTTGCCTTACAATACGCTCTAAAAATTGGTGAACATCTTCGTTACAATCTTGCGACATATAGCTTTCGCCTTTAATAAAGTCATCATCTGACTTGTAAAAGTCCCATGCTCCGTTGCAATGTTTGTACAAAACACCATTTGAAGGGATAACGTAATCAAGTAATAATGTTAAGTCCATTGTATTTGAATTTAACGGCAGCCAACAGTGCATTTAAGCAATACGGGCTGACGTGGTTAATTAATCTATTTATCGCTATTCAGCACCAGTTTTGGCATTGAGCAGACGAACATAAAATATCCGTACTGCTTAAATGCTTCAACGTTATATGACAGGCGACAATTCACTCTCCGAGGCGATACCCCAATGACCATTATCCCAGTCTATATAATATTGATAGCTTTCATTAAAAGCAAACGGTTTTCTGTAAAGCTTTCTAACTGTACCTAATTTACCATCCCAATTTGCACGCACCCTTTGCCCGTCATATAACAAGCGGTTTTGTGCTATTGCCGTTTCGGTTGTCGGCTCAACTTTTGGATTGATATTTTGCATTTGTTCTAAAATTTAGCTCTGAATAAATATGTCGGCAACAGCCACAAAGCCGCCCCAACGTTAGCACCAATTTTAGGACACCCTAACAAAAGTACGTATAGTTCCGTCAGCTAATCCACCATTTGACTGCTCTACTTGTATAATTTTTTCATCAGAGAAGACTACATTCCCAAGTAATTGACCGTTTTGATAACACTTCCCATCTCTGAAAGTATAATTATAGTTTGGAATTTGAATGTTGCCACACTCAATACTCCCAACTGTTATTTCATTTGAACAACTCATAATAAAAACTGGTGCTAACATTGGTTTTACGCAAGTGGGGGTTAGCGTTTAAACCCAGCTTACGTGCTTTTAATAATCTTTTGTGCAGGTTAAAATTTATGTGTTATTAGCCCCACCTGCGTAAAGCCAAATACCGTTAATCGAACAACAAAAGCTGTTGTCCTGGTATTGGAATCCATTTGATTAATCTTGACTTATGAAAACCTAATGGCAATAAAACGATTTTTCCATAGTCTTTATCTGTAGTATCAGAAATCCTATGTTTTTTTAGCTCAGTAACGAAACATGTATCATCTTCGCCAATCACTTCTACCTCTATTTCAATTTTTGACCAGCCTAACAAACCGGTTGTAGTATTTTTTATATAATCATTTCCGGTTTGGTAAAACAGTGCTCTTTTGGGAAGTGGGTACGGTACAAAATTGTTTTCTACTCTCATAATTCAAAATTAAATAGCTTAGATGTTAACAACAGCCATTTATATCACACCTGCCTCCTTTATAAAAATCAGAAGCAGAGCAGGCTCGGTTGCACGATTTTCTAATAGGCAGGTCTTGCCTTGTTTGTGTATTTTGCCTTTGTTTTAAAAGTCCAATATGTTTTTTTCCAATAAAAACTTCGTGTAAATATTTCGATTCCATTGGTGTAAACTGAGTTAATGTTTTTCCAAAATTGAATTTTGTTTCAATAAAACCAATCATTCTTGAATCTACCAAAATCAGTTCAGAATAAATATTACCTTCTATTTGAATTATGGTAACTCTTTTATAATCTTCAGGAATTGGTTCTTTTTGCAATGCTGCCTTTAAAACCTGACCAATAATATCAGATTTAACAACTTTTATTTTGTTAAAAACATCAATTGTAATATCGCTCATTTTGTTCGTTTTAAAATGGCCTCAATAGTTGCTTCAGCTAAATAAAATTTTTCGCTGAGCTTTTTAATCATAAACTCATAGGAGTATATAGACACTCCATTGTGCATTTTCGAAGACAGTCTATTAAACTCTCTGTTTATAGCTCTGTTTCGAAGTTTCGTCATAGCCTTGCTGTCGTAAGGCTTTTTAAATTTGTTAATGTCCATTATTTCCAGTCGATTATTTGTTTATTATTAAGTGGATGATGTACAGGTTTTAAGCCGATTTGCCTCAAATGAGACCAATAATTCATAAGTTCCTGACCGGATAATTTCTTTTCAAAATCACGATCGTACACGTTTGGAAATTTTGATTTTTTTACACCTTTGTACTCAACTAATAATTCATTGTAATACTTAACTAAGTTTGATATGGAGTACTTGTTTTTAAATAAGAAGTTATCGCTTGTGAAGTATTGATTTAACAAGGATTCATTAATCTCAACGTGTTTCATCTTACCACTATCAGCAGCAGACACCTTATAAGGCACTCCTGTATAATGCTTATACTTATCGCAAAATAGGGTAATTTTAACATGAGCAGATGAAACAATTTCTTCTATTGTAAGTGGCAACATTCCTAACCTCACAAACTCGCTTATGTTGTATTTTAAAAGCCGAAGCAAGGTTTTAAACTGTTCGTCAGTTAAACTTGATTTTAATGACATTGTAATGTTGTTTAAATACCCATTACTGTTGATAATATTACTTCCCCATTCAAATTAGGGTGTGTTAGTCGATATTTTTTAGGCTCCATCATATCTTTGAGTCTATGCATTGTATTATTGGATAAAAAATCGCATTTTGATATTCAGATAGTCTATTTGTATTATGCTTATAAATCAATTTTAAAGCAATTGCCTCTGTTGGTTTTAATGTAATTGAGTATCCTTTTTTTTTAAAACCAACCCACTTTTTATACAACGATTCTAAAAGTGTCAAACGATGAGCGTCTAAAAGCCTGTCCATATCAAGAGAATAAGTAAAAGGCCTCATGTTTTCTAAACATGAAATAAGCGATTGCAAATCAATATTGTTTACTTTAATTCGCATTTTAAGGCTTTAAAAGCTGCTGTATTTGTGATACTAACTGAGGAAGCTCTGACAGCTTGTACCTGTTTAACTCTTTGTGTAAATAGCCGTATTTTAGTAGCCATGCATTTAGTTTTGGCCAATCAATTTTACCATTTGGCAATGTCCAGTTAAGTTCATGGGCGATAGAAAGAATTTTTTTTCTCATCTTATCCTCCTTTAAAGCATCAGAATTAGAAACAAATGAGTTAAGATTAATAATCATTTGTTTGTATTCATAAGGAGTCATCTCTTTTAAAGATTTAGTGCGCCCATTTGTATAATCGCTTACAAGTTCGTCTTTGCTAAGGTCAATTCCCCTGCCATTTAAAGTTTTCAATATTGCGTAAAACTGTTTATACATTAAAAATCACTTCTTTTTTAACCAATTTAACGTGTTCAAATTCTCCATTCATCGCTAAAGTGTCAGCTTTTACAACAGACATTGAAAGGTCGAAGGCTAAATTAACTTCGGCTAAAGCTCCTCGGCTGTCTTGCCAATCGTCCAATACTGCTACTAAATGGCAGCTCATCATTTCTTTAATATCTGCTTTCATGTGGTGAATCCATTCCGGACTTTTTATGCCCGGATCAATTCTTAATGGATTCACCACTTCGTAGCCTCTCTCAATAAGTTTCGCTTCAATTGCATCAAACTTCTCTTTATTATTGTTCGGAACGCCTGATATTTTTCCGGATATGTATATTCTTAGCGCCATTCGTACATTACTTTTTTAGTTGTGTCAATTCCCATTATAAACCTAACCCTGTGGGCATGGTCATACATACGCATTAGCTCTTCTTCTTGTGCTTTAGATAGGTTTAACAAACTATCCCTTTCCTTCTCGATGCTCTGAACATAATCTTTAGGTTCAAAACTCTTTTTATTTGCTACACCTAATACAAGTATGAATGCGAGTAACAGATAAATAAATAATACAAAACGCGCCATATTAAATAGATGAGATGTTAAGCATAATATCCTTGTAATTACCCTCTTTGTCTCTTTTTGCTACCGTTGCATACCTCTTGGTGTGATTGGTTGTTATCGAAGACTTAATCAACTCCATTGCTTCGTTCCATAATGGATGATTGATTTTTAAAGAAAAGAGTCCGAGCACACGGTTTTTATCTAATCGACCTTTTGACGTTTTAAAGGCGTTATTAACAAGCAGGGAAAGGTCTTGGTCGGCTCCCTTTGTTTTCTCTTCTAAGAACTTGTTAATCTTATCCTGAGCGATTTTAATTTTATCATCAAAATCAATCACTTCAGAAACTTTAATCGTCAAACGAATTTGTTTATCAAAGGAAAAAATTGTGTAATTTCCCTTGTAGTCTTCAGGTCGGCTACTATTATGTTCTTTATACATAAGCTCAATTAAGTTATCGGTTTCTTTGAATATTTCAGCTTTATGAGCATGTAGTAAATTGCTTAGTTTTTCGCTTGACGATAATAGCTTCAGCAATACTTTTTCTTTTTTCTTATCATATCCTGAAACATACTTTTCAGGTACGATTTCTCCTTTGTGGTTTACCCATTGTTTTTTGTTTTTCATACGATTTGAGGTTTTATGATTATTTAAAAATTTTACTTAATAATGCGTATGTAAATCTGAATACCCAGGGAACATTAGAATTTTCATACACTTGCGTTTTGATGGCTTGTTTAACCGAAGCAACATAAATAGATACAGCCTCATCTCCTCCTTTTAAATACGCATCTCTTAGCATAGGTAAGTGGTTGGTTATCATTACAGGCCTGTTGAAATGATATTTTTGAGCCGGTAATATTTTTTTTCCGGCACTTGAATACGTGATTCCTTTATTTAACAAGTACTGGCCTGATATCTTTATTCTTTTAGTAACAGGCCTTCCAAGCCAATTAGTTTTTGGAATAGGACTTAATCCTGATGCAATTTTTGATAGTTCCTTAATTTTTCTGTTTGTCAACTGGTGCTGCATATTTATTATAAATTATTAATTATCCATGATAGGTCTGCTCCTAAAAATTTTGTCGGCATCGTTTCTCCTAATATTGGCTTACCTTCTCTTAAATTTTGCAATTTCGTTTCGATAGCATTCTTTTTAACCGAAAGGATTCTGATATCGGAACGGAGCTTCAAATAAACGTCTGTATTTTTTATGTTTTTGATACAGGCCTGCTCAAGCTCATTAATCTTATCGTCAATTGCGATAGAATCAAGCTCTAACTTTAATAGTGTTTTATCCATTTAATTCTGATTTAATTTTTCGAATTTTATCAATCTCCTTTTCGTACTCTCGTTGTACAACTTTTGACATGTCGTCTCTTACCCACTTGTTTGGAACTACCCTTAATCGTTTTAAATCGTGAGACTCCCAATAAAGATTTTTAGCAATAAGCAGGACATCTCCACTAAGCTCTTCGTTTATCTTATCTATTGATGTCTCGTAAATAAATTTTTTGTCTCTTATTTTCCATTGATTTTTCCACCAATTCCAGAATAATGGCCTCTTCGCGATTTCATTAACTACTGCGTCATCTTCAGATAACAAATCTGTCAACCATCTCAATCCAAATCGCTCTACCATTTGACAGTATTCTATGTCTGTCATATTTAGTGCTTTACAAATAATCTCTTTTGTTTCCATTTTTTTACTTGTTAAGATTAAAACCATGATATTCATCGGCTCCTTTTTCCCATATTATAAAAGGCGAGCCTCCGCCATATCTACTTACGATAAATGCTGCATATCCCTCAACTCTAATCTTCACACTAACATCATATCTTATTTTTTTTGCCACCTTGCCTTCAGGTTCTCTCCCATCGGCATGTGATATAATTATAAACAGCTTGTTTTTATGAGCTTCTATTAACTCTAAATATTCGGCATAACTCATTTGCGCGTACTGAAGCGAATCTATCACATAAAAATCCGGAGCTTTCTTTTTCTTTAATCTCTCCTTAGCCTCTGAAATACTCTCGTTATCTACGATTATAAACCTTCGCTTACACTCTTCCATTTTCTCTCTTTGACAGGCCATTTTAAACGACTCCGAATCTCCTTCCTCTTTAGAATTATAACACACACGTCCAAATCGAGTTAAATATTTACAAAGCTGTAGAACCAATGAAGTTTTTCCCGACCCGGAACCTCCCCAAACAAGCCATGCACCTTTCAATTCAGGGTTGCCAAATGACTTTGCAAACTTCCCATCAAAGGGTAAAAGCTTTCTGCGTTTAGAATAAAGCTGATTAACACTAATTGCTCTCGCCATTTTAATTCAACTTGCTTATTTCAATTTTTATCCTTCTCAAAGAGCCGTTAGTTTTCTTTAATATTTTTGGGATATCAACCCCTTTCGGAGCATTTGCCCTAATGATTAGTGCTGCTTGCTGCAGATTAAACTTTTCAAGGTCTTGTCTACCTTCAGGTGATATTCTTTGAAATCTGCTTCCGTAGCGACTAAAAAGCTCAGTAAATCCAACTTTCTTGTTATTGATTGCTCTACGCATTTTCTCTTTAAGACCATCGGCTCCAATTTTTACCCATCCACAACAACCTTCGGTCGCATTCCAAAGAGCCTTTAGCTCCAACGTTGCTGAATAATCTAAGTCCCCGGCCTCATCAAGAATTATTAAGGGGTTGGTGATGTGCCTTAGATAATAGACCAAATCTTCGTACACATCATTATACCTTCCATTATATCCAACCCCAAATTCTTTAGCTATATATCTAACCAATTTTTGTTTCGATTTTACCTGCGAACAGTCAATGTATACCGCATTTTTGTTAGATTTCACATACTGCTTAGAGGCAAACGTTTTTCCGATATCTGCCAAATCGCATATAATTGCAGAGTTGCTATCTTTTTGACATTTTGTTAAAACCGTTGTTACATACTGATAAACAGGAGTTACTGCTATTTTCCAGTTCCCCTTTCCAGTTAAATCAATTTCTGATTTGCGTGCAAGGCTTATCCATACAGAATCTGATAAGACTCTATCTAATTCTCCCTTTTTAATACGGTTGTATTGGGCCGGATTAATTCCAATTGATACAGCAAACTTATTGTCGCTGCCATGAAAGTTATCACGCTTTGATTTTAAAGCTGTAACAATTTTAGATTTTAATTCTTGTGTAATCATATTGGTCTATTTTTATGGTTTATAAATTGTCTATTGCGTTTTTAACATAGTCCTCAGGATTGTAATCACTTAACACATCTTCTTCCTGTTTTATGGGTTCCTGAACAATTTCGCAAGGAATATTAATTGCCTCTGAGACAGATTCAGCGTTAATTATTACAGGAGAAATAAGTTTGTTCTTTTCTTCTTTTACAACCTTATCAAATTCACTCACATACTTGCTTTGACTTAAATAAGCATCTGAGTCTTGGTCTCCCCATTCTGCTTTTGCAGTATTGTACTCTTTAATTTTTTCAGCTTTACACAGAAACTTTTCATTTTGATATAAGTAAACATCAGATATAGAGCCATCTGTATTAGGCATATAATAAGCTTCAACTGTATAATCATTTGGAAGAAGTTTGTCCAATACAGCAACACTTGGAAGTTGATATTTAGAATACTGAACTGTAATATATTGACTTCTTCTAATCGTTGTTTTTACACGCTCACCGATTGATTTATAAACTACCGCCTTTGAAATAGATGGAGCGGAAGGGTTTAAATTTTCTATAAGTACTTGCCATCGAGTTTTACCCGGATATAATTTTTGTTTTGGATGAAGCTGATTATTATATGCCTTTATAGATTCAATATCATCGGCAATTAATCTTTCGTAGGTATAGGTCTTTTCTATAAATTCATCATTCTGCTTATCTCTATCTATCGTATATGCTTCGTGCTTACTCCACCATCTACCTATACCTGTTTGCATTTTCTTTTCGACACCATACTTCTTTTGTCTATTAAAATGTTCGGCATGTTTTTCTTGCGAATTGCCCGGATTACAAACCCTCACGAATGGAAACATAATATGCAAGTCGTCAAAAAACTTATTAACTAAGTGATTTTCTACTTCAACCTCCATTGGCATAGGGAAGCTTTCGCGGTCTATTAATCTAAACATGTCTCTTAGGCATGATAAAAATAACTCCTCATCTTTTTGAAAGCTGTGAGAATAGCCCACTACACACCCACTTGCAACATCATAAGCGTAATAGGCCTTAACCCACTTTCCATTAATACACTTGCGAGGCAAATCTCTATCATCCATAGTGATTTTGGAAAAGGAATAATTAGGCGCATGGCGATGATGATGGGGTCTTACCGTTGAATTATACCTATGTTGACCTGATCTTATTTTATCAACGATAATTCTATTATGTGGCTGATTTAAATAGTTCCAAACGGTACTCTCACTTATATCAACAGGATGGCCATCTTGTATAAATTGGTCGGGAGAAAACAATTCACCTGTTTTTGAACAAGCTACAGATATTTTTCCAGTCATAAACTGACGATAGAGAATGTGCACGTCTGCCGCAAATGGTTTATTATTCATAACATAAAGAGATAATAATAACCTCTCTATATCAGCTGTAACCTTTCTGCTATTATCATTGCAAAACTTGCCTGATATCAATGCTGCATACCCTTCTTCCAAATATGCTTGATATTTTCTCTTTAAAGGAATTGAGGCCTTTGGCAAAGTATGTCCAAACTCTGACCTTATGTTATTAATAGCCTCACTTGCTGTATTCCAAAACCCCCTTAAATTACCTCCTAATGGCTTTCTCGCCTTTGTTTGGTTATTGTATATTTCTTTAATTGCGTTTAAGACAGAGGCATTAGCAGTATATTCTCTAATATATTTTGTAGTAAGCTTATTACCGTCAGAAAGGGTATAATTACTAAAAAAAGACAAGGCTTTAGGATCGCTTATAATTCTATCTCTAAAAGGCTTAATCACTGCCTGCTCTTGCGGATTTCCATATTTTTCAACTATTAAATCTTTATACTTTGCCGGTATTGTGTAAAAATCAATCAGCGCTGATTGGCCATAACAAGCCCTACGGATTACAGTAATTTGTCCGCGTCTTTTCATATTATCGTAGGTGTATTTACCAAGTAAACCAATTAATTCCTGACCGCTAATACATAATATTTTGTTGAAGTATTCCAAAATTTACTATTTTTGAATTATGGTTCTTGTTCAGCTTGAGATAATCTATAAGACTGATTCTGAATTGAATAGCAGAGTAAGTTCTCTAAAGCATTTTTGTGCCCTTTTGAAAATTGAAATCCACAAAGAGGGCATTCTCCACTATCCGGGCGAGTTTTTCCTGAAGACTTCATCGGACATTTTGTTAATGACACATCAGCTGAATGCGCTATCAGCTTTTTGCTTTTTTCAACAGTATCCGTATAGATTTTTACCTGACGAGGACTAACATGTAGCCTTTTTAAATTTTCAAGATATTCTGTTTTCATTTATTTTTTTAGTTTAAATCGTCATTTAATTGATTAATTTTTTTATTGATTATTGTAATAGCATTTTTTCTCTCCTCTTGTACAATATCAACAGCCTTTACTATTTTTTTTGCCATCAAACTATTTTGGCCTCTTCGCCCTTCAACTATCTGCCTAACATAAAATGGCGACACTTTTAAGAGATTTGCAATCATTCTGTAATCCGCCTGTTTTATTTTTATTTGTTCAGCATTCATTTTTGTTGTATGTTTAATTTTATTGGACAAAATAATAGCATTATTTCAACTATTCCAAATAAATTAATAGAAATATTTCTATGGTACGAGAAAGAATTTTACAATACCTTGAATTAAAAGGAATTACAAGATATGCATTTTATAAAAAAACTGGATTATCTAATGGTTTTTTAGACAAAAAAAGCTCGGTTAGCACATCGTCTTGTGAGAAAATATTCAACTGCTATCCTGATATTAGTCCAGAATGGCTAATAACTGGTAAAGGAGAAATGCTTAATACTAAAGGACAGATAAATCAATCACATTCTATACTAAATGAGCCCGAAGTCGAATATAGAGCATCAAATAAAGTGGGAATTCCATTAATCCCTATGGATGCAATGGCTGGAATGAGCAATGGAGACAATACCATATTAAAGCTTGATTGCGAATACTACACAATACCAGACTTTAAGAATAAGGCTGATTACCTAATAAGAATATCCGGCACAAGCATGTCTCCTAAGTATTATAATGGCGATGTTGTTGCCTGTAAAATAATACCTAAAGAAACGTTTATACAATGGGGGAAGGTATATGTTATGGACACTATTCAGGGCGCGCTTTGCAAAAGGTTGTTCCCAAGCGAAAAAGGAGATGATTACATTAAAGTTGTAAGCGACAATGAAAAATACCCGGCATTTGATATGCCCAAAAAAGAAATAAGGGCCTTAGCTATAGTTATTGGAGTGATAAGGCTTGAATAA